AAATCCAGATTTAGCTGAAGCACTTAATTCAGATTCACAATTTATTTATCAAAATGCAAGGGAAGCTGGTGTGGAAAATATGCTTCCGATGACTTCCGAAGAATATTTTTCAAATTTTAAATCGGAACAAATAGCTATTGGTTTGATAAATACACAAGAAAAGGTGCAAAATAAAACTCTTACATTAACACAAGCGCAAGAAAACTTTAATGACGTAGAAAAACAAATAAAAGAAAGTTCTCGTTTAAATGAAATTACATTTGAGAAAGAACAAGATTTATTAGTTCGTTTACAATCTGTCAGACAAAACTCAGAAACAATATTTCTTAATAATAGTCTTGAAGTTGTTCAATTTAATTTTCCAAATTTTGATATTGGCACAGTAAACACAATTCAAAGTGGTCTGCAAAAAGGAGAAACAGAGTTTGTTGTAAAAGATGAACAGGGGAATGACAGGCAGATATCATTTGAAGGATTATCACAAGCAAGTTTAAA